GGAAGGGACGTTGAGGGCTGCTGCTGGCGCACTGGGCCTAAACAACCCCTTAGGTGTTGTTTGGGAGGCCATTCCATTTAGCTTTGTGCTAGATTGGTTTGGCCGTATCCAGTCTGCCATCGGTAAAACTACCGTACAACCTTTTGAGGGTGTATGGGAGATTCACCGCCTGTGCTGGAGTTTCACTGTAAGTGGAACCTGGCACAGGGACGTGTACCTTGGAGCTGGTTCAATCCCAGAGCGGGTTGAGCAGCTACGTGGCACATGGCAGCAGTATGGTCGCGAGCCTGGATTGCCTGTGTCTGACTCGTTGCTTGCGAGTACGGCACTCGACACTCGGCAGCAGATGCTTGCCGCCGCCCTAATTCACCAGTCGGTGCGTTAGGTTCGGCTATAGCAGCTGACTGCAGTAATGTCGACATACGATGTCGTATGTCTACCGCGCTGCAGAGCGCACAGGAGTCAAACATGACCTTCGCTTCAGATCTTGTCTTGGATGATGCCGATGGCACCGACGTTACTTACCGTCTTCGAGCTACGCTCCCCGACGGTTCGCAACGTATCGATATCGCAACGGATTTGCGCAACCCTGCACTGCTTACTATCAAGCATAGTAGCACAGGGAAGGGCGCCGATGCGATCGATCGTCACTTGGCCTCATTTACGAGGACCATGACTGACACCAACGGTAAACAAGTTACGTTGACCTGCAACTTTACGTTAGCAGTTCCCCGTAACTCTGTTATCACTAACCAGATTGTCTATGACCAGGTTGCAAACCTGCTAGACTTTCTGAGTGACGGAGCGCTTACTACAGCGTTGTCCGACACTGATGCCATCCAAGCTCTTTTGCGTGGAGAGTCCTAGCATGCATCCTAAGGATCCTTTTGATCCAATAGAAGTGCATGCTATGGTCTTTCCAGGTGATATGGCGGTTAATAGCCGCCTTATCACCTCCCCATATTGCACTACTTCACTTTGGAGTGTTTTAGTGCATTTGGGTTCTCTGATAGTCATCTCTGTTGAAGGAGATGACTGTTTTGAGATTTGGGCAAAAGAGGGCGAAGCAACTCGTGTTTGGCGTTTGGAGAGGATACCACAAAATGGTGCCTCTGAAAAGCCAAATCGGAGTTTATCTCCACCTGTGTCTTCAGCTAGTCCAGGACGATCCTCACCGTATCAACCCCTCGAAGCAACTCAATCGCGATCTCGAGACAATGAAGTCCCGAGTAGCGAATGAGGGACTTTCCTTCCTAACCAAGAGTCTTCCCCTACTGGGGAAAGCTCTCGATCATGGTTTGAACGTCCAACGGTTCACCGTCCCTATGGGTTTTAAAGCCCAAAGGGGCAGGAGTACGCCCGAATTTCTTCAGGCATACTTCAACCGCGTCTTCGACGTGGATGGTACGCTCCTGGAAGATGCTGACGTAGAATCTATCAAGTTCCTACGTCAAGTACTCTTCTTCGCGTATAAGC